TTTATATTAAATAGTGGCGAGGAGCGAAAATCTCCTCGTTTATTTGACTAGTCCTCAAACGAGGCGCCTGTGCGAGTGATGATAAAGTCAATCGCGATGTACTCAATTGCTCTTGCGGGCTTGAGGAAAATCTTGGCATACATGATATTGCGATCTATCAGATCGTCGGTAGTTGTAGTCTCATCAAGAACAACCTTGAAGTCAGTCAATCCATAGCGCGCTTTGATGTCGCCAAGGAAGGGCTCAACCTGTCCAGTGAATCTAGCCCAAGTGGTTTTGTTGTTTTGGTCAAACAAGATCGTTGCTGCAATCCTAGAAATCTCTTTCTTGACATAAATCATGAGCCTGCGAACATTAATTCGATCCAAGGCAGATGAAGTCTGTTGTAGGGTCTTCTGTCCAAAGATTACAATGCCTTCCGCTGGGAACTTAGCAATCGGATTGATGTTGTTCTCGTACAAATCATCTCTATTGGCTTGAGTAAGCCTCTCTGTTAGGCTTATAACCGGCAATCCTGCCGCTCCGCCCGAAAGTCCGCCGCGAGTAAATCCTGCTGGTGCGAACCAAAGCTCTGAGGTTGCCTCTGAACTTGCGAAAGTGCCAAGGGCGATTACAGATGGAGGCACGAGAAGTTGCCTATCAAGTCTCCTGTCCAGTATGTTCACCCATGGGTAATATGTACACCCATAGCTGGTATTAAGGTCTCTGGCCTGAATAGATGAAACCGCCGACAACACGCTACCTTTGCGAGTTGAATAGTCACTAGTATTCTCTGTTTCTGGTACATAGACATTCTCAATGTCAATTATACCAAGAGCATCAGCCCTTGCTGCGCAAGTACTCATTACAAAGTCTGTCAACTGAGTATTTGTAATGCCTGGAGCCGTAATTATATTACATTCAACTGCTTCTGGGTCTGCAATTGTATGAATTGCTCTCTGTATAGAGTTAAATGTGGCGCTGTTGAGTTTTGTTGAGTCTGAATCCCAACTAGTGTTGCGGAACGGCTCTGCCTCTGTGATATCAAGGCCGTCAAATCCACCATACATTGGTGCCCAGAATTGACGGACTCCCTCAGAAAGAATGGATTTATAGTCGTTTCCGGCCAATGAAGTTATAGAGGTTCCAGCGGCTCTTGAGCCGGACGAGTGTGTGTATGGTCCGGGAGAGGATCCGCTGATCTGATCAAGCGAGAATACAAAGGAATGTTCCAAATATTCCGGAAGAGCAGCGATGTTCTCGTGCCTTTGAGGTATAGTGGAGTCGAAAGGAGTACCAATGGTCATGTCGCCATAGCCTGCGTCAAATTTCGTATCTCCTTGTGCCCTTGTAGCTTGAACTCCAAAATATGCATCCGATCCCAAGCCATCGCCAGCGTCATTTGAGCTAGCTCTCTGAGCAGGCCCTGGGAAGATCCAAGAGCCCGTGAAGTCTGCGATGAAGCTGGACGGTGATGGACCCCCGACCGAGGAAGATAAAGAGTGCAACCCGGCATGGATCGCGGGAACGCCGCCTGAAACAGGGCTGGTCGTGTCAGTAGTGAATCCCATGCCCATCGCGTTGGCGGACCGGTCCGACATTGGCGAGAAATCCGTGTTATAATCAGTGCCGGAGCCGGTTATAAATGGGTTTGAACCAGAAACGACAAATGGTTGGCTGGCGCCGCCAGTCACAAAACCTTTCGTATCAGATCCCGCTAGTCCAGGTGTGGTGGTCTGGGGTTCGAGGAACATTGATCCCGTGGTCATCGGTATTAAATTATCGGTACCATTCAAGTCAGCGGGGCCTGATGAACTGACAAACCCGCCATATGCAACATATGTGAACCCTTTTGAGCGAAGAGGTCCTGTTACGCCAAACGGCAAAGCTGAGTTATTAACACTTGTTGCCAGATCTGGGTTCATTTCAACCCGAATGTATTGCGACAGGTTCGCGTATTGGCCATTTTCAGTGTGAAGTTTGTTTGCATCACTCCAGACAAGTTCTCTATTTCCTATTCTATATGCGATATAATCACTAGAATTTGGATTGAGAGTAAGGCCGGTAAATTTCTCCAAAGCCTCTGAGGCGACCCTGTTATCATATGTTGAAGCAGGATACACGGCGACCGAAAAAGATCCCCATTTTGATGTCGAAGTAGTTGATGCGCGGATGTCTTCAACGGCAATCTTAAGATTTGCGTTTGCCCATGCGCCATAATCCAGAGCATGGAACTTAAACAATTTATCCATAGACTCGGCATCGTATTCCGTAGCTCCTGCAAAGTCTTGAGAGAAGAACCAGCCAGTCTGTGCGTTTGTCCACTCATTCTTTCTGTCATGCCAACCAACAACGCCGCCACTCATTAGGGGGAGAATTAATCCCCACTGTCTAGTGCTTGTACTTGTATTTTCGGCGATGGAGCGTTCGAAAGTCTCTCCCAGAAAATATCGTTGCTGGCCAAATGAAAGATTAGCAGAATCTACAATGTCGGTGTTCGTCAGCGAAGCATTTGTATTCAATTTGTTTCTTATGTAATTTCCGTCGTTAACATCAAAGTTAATATTTTGATTCCAGATCAAGCTTCCCAGATGATAAAGCGATAGGTCAAAATGATTATTATCAGCGGTTGATTTGATAAGGCAGCCGGCAGAAGCAGTTGCGTTAGGCGCCGAAGAGCCGGTTCTCATGGTTCCGGAAAGAACTAGTGCGGATCCGCTGTCAATGTAAAACACGGCAGCCAGTGTTCCAGTGTTATGTGTAGTACAGGAGCCAGAATCAATAACGAACAGCCCATATGCGCCGCCATTGGTATTCATTTCCACATTATTAGTGGTCTTGTAGGTTGTCCAGCCAGTAGTTGTGCTCGTGGCGGAATCATTGTCTTCTCCGAGAAGACGAATTATAGTCGCAGGAGCGGTACCAGCGTTTAACCATGCCTTAGTTGCATAGCCAGCATAAGTTGGTCCTGTGTGGTTAACCTCTGATCTCCATGCATCGCCTCCGATGAGGCCGCCTGGGTGCGGATCGCCGAAAATACTAACATATTCGTTATAGGACTTGACCTTAACTGGCCGCATTGCAGGCCCTTTGGTTGTCCTACCGATGATGACGGGGCCCATGACATCCGGAGCTATTGGATTTTGCGATTCATCAATCTCACTGATAAAAACTCCGGGTGAAATAAATGTAAATTTATCAACTGACATCTAATTGTCTCCTTAAAAATATGACTGCACTCATTATGCTTTTCTCTTAATAAATAGTATTTTGTTTTCCGAAAGCCACAACAAGATTGGATAATGACCAATTAAATGAACAGAGCCTATATTTTCAATAAGTCTTTCCCTTGTTATATCTCATCTTCCCCTAATGATGTCCTCTCTCTCATTTGTACAAGGGTTACGGCATTCTCCCTAATTGAGATTTTTGGGCGTTCTTCATTTGAACCTTCGCCTATAAGGTAACCTAAAATCTTTGCCGAAATTGATGTCTGATATGTTCTTTCATTGTCAGACATGGATGCAATATTATTTCCTTGACCAAAATCCCCTTGTATAAAACCCTCAAACCTATGATTGTCATATTCCATGAAAAAATTATCAATTTGTCCAGTCTTTACAATAAATGGAGTCAATATTTCATTAATCTGTTGTTGATATTGTGCCCTTATCTTGATATCATACATTAAATTAATGTATGTTGGGGTAGGCATCGTTACAGTTTCATATACTGTTAATTTTTTGTTTGTTGGAAAGTTGTAGTCTTTAAACTCCCGATAAGAAAATGCATTTTTGAAGTTCGCAGTTTTTATCTGCCCTATTCTTTTTGCCGTAGTAATAGAGCCGCCCTTGGCGTCATTCTTGTTTGGAATGTGAGCCCAGGCAACTCCCTTAGAATTAGGATCTTTTACAACAGACTCTCTAGAGACAGTTATCATGGGCAGTTTAAGCACGCCAGATGAATCACGAACATCTTTATCTCTTTTTAGTTGATGGGCCCTCTCTGAACCTGCCCAAATAACCGGTACCTTATTCCATCCTTTGTTCGTTGTAGAAAATATGTTTAATTCCTCATCAAGCCACTTAAATAGGGCCAGATCTATCGTCTCCAAAGTGGAGGGCATAATAGAAACCTCTCTTAATTTTGCATCCTCCAAGGCGGCTGATGCTTCAAGCGCACCAGGGCTAGCAAAATCTAACACAACATCCTTAACTCCCATCAAACAGGCCCTCCCTTGCTCTACTACAACTAGCTACAATCTCAAATCTAAAATCTGTCTGGCCAAAAAGCTGTCGAGGCTCAGACAGAGACATTATCTCATAGTGCATATTCCCATACAATATAAAGTCCCCCTCTCTTACATAAAGATCTTGATCTTCCGTGAGCCTCCTTTTGTGAAACTTAATTGTTATCGAAGAAGTCTTATCCAAACCAAGAGAGTCATTATTTGTGGTCTTTATTCCATCCCACGAAACCAAAGCATAAACTCTTATCGGAGGAAGAAATGTTTTTTCAATGGCCTCTCCATATAAGCCATGATAATTTGTCGCAACGGAATCAATCGGATAATAAACTATAGTTTGGCCAATAACACTCTCAATGAGTTCATCATTTACCTGCTTAACAAGATCTCTTTCTTTCTTTCCGGTAAAAAGCGGTGGCGGGGGTGCGTCAGGCTGGCTCCATTCATTACTCATGCATCACCCTCCCTTATCCTTGATAAATTAGTAGTGGAGCATTCTCCAAAACAGTCTTTGTACTAGCTACCATTTGAGCATCCTTCTCAGCAAGTGCTCGATATGTCATTTCGTCAAGTATTGACTTAAGCTCTTCTTTAAGTGCTTGCATGTCAGCGGCCGATGCTTGCGCGAGATTGGCGCCATTTAGTTGTACCGACTCACCAGGAATCGGGATAGATGAAAATTTGCCCCTAACCTGCGATAACATCCCCATTGCAATTGCTAACGCATAGCGACGGATCCAATGTTTTCCTATTGCGTTAATATTCTTATATGGAATATTTTCAAAAGGTAGAGTATTCATATTATTAATACCCTCAATTCCATGCTTTCTGTCGCTATCTTCTATCCACCCATCCAACTCAGCGGTGAATTGAACCCACATATTTCCAACAAAGCGATCTGGTATTGGATAAATCCTAAGCTTATTGTTGTGAAGTTCATATGAATAGTGAGACAGTCTTGTCCATAAATGATCTTCATAGGCCATGGCTTGAAGCTTGTTGTGCCAAGCAGGTATCAATTCAAATGTTGTATCATCTGCATATTGTCCATAATAATTTAAATTTCCGACAACATTCAGGCCGCCATAATAGCCATAAAATCTCCACATGGAAGCAGGGGTTTTATAATATACTTTCTCTATTCTAACCTTCTTGTTTCCTATTACGTCGGCATAGTCAACAGGGCTTCCGGTGGCTTCATCTGAATTGTTCATTGCAGATCTAGAAATGATTGTCTGTAAATCATAATCCTGCTGGCCGCCCGTTATGCTGAACGAAGCCGAATACATCGTAACATTTCCACCGACTGCGGCCTCTCGCGAAAGGCCTTCACTTATTCTTCTTGCGTATCTAAACTCATATTTTGGGAAAGACAGGTTTACTTCCGACCCAGAAGCATCTCCTCCCGTCATTTGTCCGTTGTTGTCAAATGTGCCAGTAGACATTCCAAGAAGATCGGAAAGAACATTCTTCGCCTGATGAATATTTATCTGATAGGAGTATTCTAACACTGCTTCTTCATAGGCTGAATACACATTTCCAACTGTAATTTCTATATCTAGGACATCTCCGCCAAGCTTCTTATATGTGTAAGCTACTTGATCAGAGGCACCGGAGAGAAAATTAGCATCGTATAAAACAGAACTGGCATCGGCATATATACCCAGAGGATAGTTAACGGTATGTGCGGCACTGTTTGTGTCAAGCAGTCCGTCGGCAGAACCAGTAGATGTCAAAATCACAGTGCTTGTCGTAGATGCGGGCGTAAGAGTTGGGTTTGGCATTCACAGAGTTCTCCTTACTTCTATTCAGTAGTAAGTAGTTAGTTACTCTTTCTTTTTGCTTCCAAAGATGCTCTTAGGCGCTGCCTTCTTCTTTGCTGGTGCCTTTTTCTTGGCAGGAGCCTTCTTGGCTTTTGCTTTAGGTGCAGGCTTTGCTTTCGGTGCAGGCGGAGCAGGTGCCTCAACAACTGGCTCTGGTGCAGGCGGTGCAGGAGGAGTTGGCTCGCCCCAGCTTAGTTGGCCGCGGATTGCTTTTGCTTCGTCACTGAATTTCTCAAGTGTAGCTAGCTTCTCTTCTAATGCTTTGCGTTTTGCGCGTGGTATAAATTTGATCTTATGCATATTAGTTTTCCTTCAACCTTAGTGGTTACAATAAATA